TTGAAATCTTTTTTTTTAAGCGACAAAAAAATAACTTAAATTACAAAATACGAGAAATGGCGAGCAGAAAACGCCAAGAGGCTGGATTTGTAATAGTTAAATCTGACAGATGAATATAAAAAGGGAGTTTTGACACAGTTCTTCCCGTTTTGATTGCATCGAAAACAAAAAAACAGAGATGACAATAAGCAATAAATATTGAGTTTGGCAGAGATACAGAATTTACGGGAATTACGAATTAGAAGGAGGGTAGTTTAAAGATGGCAGCACCCAAAGGTAATCAATTCTGGAAACTACGATCAAAACATGGTCGGGACAGAATTTTTGCCACACCGGAACTACTCTTAGAGGCTGCTTATGAATATTTCCAGTGGTGCATTGACAACCCACTTATAGAGGTTGATTTCAGAAATACGAAAAACGGACTGGAAAAAATTGAATTGCCAAAAATGAGGGCCTTCACAATTGAGGGCCTTACTTGTTATTTACATGTTAATAAGGTGTATTTCAATGACTTCGAAGATGGGTTGAGGGGTAAAAAGGACCAGCTAAGTAAAGACTTTTCCGAGGTTATTACGCACGTGAAGGGCATAATTTACCGGCAAAAATTTGAAGGTGCGGCAGCCGGATTTCTCAACGCCAACATCATTGCCAGGGATCTGGGATTGACAGAAAGCAGCGAAACAAAGCACACCGGGATACCGGCGCCAACAAACATCATCGTCAGCTCGAAGGAGAATGCCGACAAGCTGGAGAAATTTTTAAGTAATGGACCTACGGCTAACTGACATATTTTTCAAGAACCTGGACGCCTACACTGCAGGCGAGAACCTCATCATCAACCAGGGCAGCACCGGGAGCAGCAAGACCTGGTCCATCCTCCAGCTCCTGGCATTCGTCGCCAGGCAGGCAGAGGAGCCGCTGGTTATCTCCGTGGTGAGCTACGCCCTGCCGCACCTGAAGATGGGAGCCATCCGCGACTTTGACAGGATCCTCCTGGACATGGGATACAACCCCGGCGACATTTGCAACAAGAGCGAGTACACCTACCGCCTGGGCCGGAGCACAATAGAATTCTTTGGCATCGAAGGGAACCTGGCGAAGGTACACGGACCGCGCCGGGATATCCTCTACATAAACGAGGCGAACAAGAAGATCACCTACGACATTTTTGATCAGATGCACACCCGCACCCGGAAATGCACCATCATGGACTTCAACCCGACAGCGGAATTCTGGGTGCACACGGAGGTCATCCCGAACTTCCCGCACGCCTACATCCACAGCACCTGGCGAGATAACACCTACCTGAGCGACATCGAGCGCCAGAAGATACTGAACAAATACGACAAGCCAGGCTTTGAGAATTGGGTGCGCGTTTACGGCGAAGGAGAGATAGGCATCCTGGAGGGCCAGATCTTTACCAACTGGACCGTAGGAGAATTTGACAGCACCCTCCCCTACGGCTTCGGCCTGGATTTCGGCTACCACCCGGATCCGGACGCGATGGTCAGGGTGGCCGTCGATGAGCGACGCAGGAAGATCTACATGGATGAATGCTTTTACAACACAGGCCAGTCGACCGACGACCTGAGAAAGGTCGTCCTGAGGGCCGTCCCCAGCGCAACCAGCCTCATCATTGCCGACTGCGCCGACCCCAGGACCATAACGGACCTCCGCAAGAAGGACGGGCCGGCACGCCTGGGGCTGAACGTGATGCCGGTCAAGAAAGACGGAACCGTCAGCGAATGGCTGAAGAAAATGCAGGGCTACGAGCTGGTGATAACCGAGACGAGCTACAACCTGCAGAAAGAGATCAACAACTACATCTGGTCCGACACGAAGGCCGGGATCCCGATAGACGCCTTTAACCATTTGATCGACGCCGGAAGGTACTTTTTTATGTGGACGAAACAAAAGATAAACACCAACGTATGGGCCTGATATTCAACAGCAGATACAAAAGAATAGCCGAGACCAGCCTCCAGGTCATCGAGCAGCAGAAGGCGCTCATATCACAGATGGAGATCAAGGTCACCGAGCAGAACCAGCTCTACCGGGCGCTTTACGAATTCCTCTCCCCCAGCATGGCCCTGAGCAAGGACAGCAGGATGCAGGATTACATCGACCAGGGCTACGAAGGAAACCCTGACGTCTTTGCCATCGTGACGAAGCTCGCCTCGATGTTTGCCAGGCTCCTGGACGAGGCCAAGCTGATGCGCAAGACCCCCAAGGGATGGGATGAGGTAGAGGACAAGGAGGTGGACCGCCTCCGGGAGCAGACGAACTACTACCAGAGTTTTTTTGAATTTTGCCGCCACTGGGCCGTCAGCCATTACATCACCGGCAACGGCATCGTCTACGCCCCCCGCCTGAGCGCCGGACTCAACAAGGGGAAGCTCACCCGCGACGGCATGATCATCATGCCCACCCAGGATGTGACCATCAAGAGCGCCGGATGGCGCCAGCCGATAGGAGCCTACACCCTGGACCTTAACCAGACCTACCGCATAGATCCAACCGACGTATGGCATGAGCGCTTTGCTCCCACCCTCAACTACGCCGGAGGGCAGAACTTCATGGGCATGTCCCCGGTAAAGGTAGCCGCCAACATCATCGCGGCACAGAACGCCGGAGACCAGATGACAGCCAAAATGTACCAATTCGGCCATCCCCCAGGTATCCTTTCAAAAGAGGACGAGTACGCCACCGACACAACCGAGGAGCAAGAGGCCAAATTTCGTGAGCGCTACCGGACCAAATACACCGGAGTAGACAACGTCGCCATTCCCATCTTTACCCTGGGAAAAATGAACTACACCAAAATAGGCTACGACAACCTCCGGGAGATGGACGTCATCAACACGGCCGAACACGGACTCAGGGTGTTTTGTAACATCCTCCAGGTCCCCAGCCAGCTCTTTAACGACACCAAGGGCTCAACATACAACAACCAGCTCCAGGCCGAAAAGGCCATGTACACCAACAGGCTCATACCGGACGTGGTCCAGTTTTGCGCCGGCTTTGACAAGATCCTGAGGGCATACGGCGACTATTGGCTCAAGCCGGATTATAGCGAGGTCGAATGCCTGCAGGAGAATAAGGCAGAAAAAGTTAAATGGGTAAGTCAGATGTTCACCGACGGCATCATCACCGGAGACCAATACCTCGAATTTATGGGAGAGGAGACGACAGGGCTGCCGGAGATGCAGATACGCTACACCAACGTCAACAGGATGCCAGCCGGCCTGGCCGAGGACCTCGGAGTTGACAGAGGTGATAAATATTACCAGGACCGAAACATGGAGGGAAGAATGTAATGGACCGCCGCAGGCTTTGGAAAATAGAAGATCACGCCAAGTCAGTATATCGCTACCGGCTACGCTCCATTTTTGCCCAAGCCTTTGACAAGCAGATCCAGCCTTTGTACGACCGGATCCAGGAGACCAGCGACATCCGGGACCTCCAGGTCCCCCCGCTGGACAACCAGCCCATCCAGGATGCCTACCAGAGACTATACCTGACCGTCGCCGTCCCCTTTGCCAAGCAGAAAAGGCGCACCCTGCGCCGGCAGCTCCGCAAGGGTGAGGAGGAAATATTTGAAGATCTGATCTACGAGATGACGCTGGGCTACCTGCGCAGCAACGTGGGCGACATGATAGTCGCCACAGGAGACACCACCGTGGAGCTGATCCGGCAGCTGCTCACAGAGCTCACCCCGGAGATCCTCGACAGCGGCATGGGTGGAGGCGAAGCACAAACCATGCTTAGGGACCGGATCCAGAGCGCATGGCATGAGGCCAAATACTACCGGACCGAACGCATCGTCCGGACCGAGGTCAACAGGGCTGCCAATTGGGGAAGCCTGGAGGGGACTAAGAGCCTCGGCGTAGAGATGAACAAAGTATGGATGAGCGCCTTCGTGAAAGACAGCCGCGATCCGCACAAAGCAGCCGACGGCCAGAAGGTGGATCTCTATGACGACTTTGAGATAGGAGGCGAACACCTCCAATACCCAGGCGACCCCAAAGGCAGCGCCTGGAATACGATCAACTGCCTCTGCGGAATTTACCAGGAATTAAAATGAAAAAAAGATGAAATCAATTTTTAAGAGTTTTGAGCACCAGGTGAAGGACCTCGACGAGAGCAAAGGAGTCGTCACCGTTTACATCAACGCCTTTGGAAACGAGGACAGCGACGGCGACATCTCCCTGCCGGGATCCTTTAAACGGACCTTTAAGAACAACGGCCACACCATCCAGCACTGGCTCAATCACGAGCGCGACAAGCTCCTCGGCGTCCCCATCAAGCTATACGAGGACGACCTGGGAGCCGTAGCCGTCTCCCAGCTCAACATACGAAAACAGCTGGGGAAGGATGTCTTTGAGGATTATAAACTTTTTGCAGAGCACGGAAAGACCCTCCAGCATTCCGTTAGGGTGATGCCGGTCAAATTTGAGGAAGAAAGGGACAAGGACCGCACCGTCCGCAAGGTATCGGAATGGAAGCTGGTAATGGAATACAGCACCCTCTACGGCTGGGGCGCCAACCAGCAGACACCGCTCATCGACATCAAGAGCCTCAGCGACCTGGAGCTGATGATGCGCGAAGGCAACTACAGCGACGAGAAAGGCCGGCTGATAGAAGAAACATACAACAAACTAAAGAGACTACTGGAAAGCGACGACCCGCAGGACACTCCCGAAAAGGACCCGTCAGCACTCGAAGCAGACCGCGTGAAATATTTTTTAATGAATCTTAATTTTTAACGACAAGACAGATGGAAAAGAACGAAAAAACTGTCGAACAGCTCGCTGGCGAGATCAATCAATCCATAGATGCCCTCAAGAAGGCCATCGGAGAGAAAGCAGACCTCTCAGCGCTGGAAACGAAATACGACAGCATCACCGCCAAGCTGGATGGGCTCATTGACAAGGACGGCAAACCGGTTATGCCGGAGCTGATGGTCAAGCAGCAGGAACAGCTCGACGAGATATCCACCCAGCTCAAGCAGCTCGGAGAATATCAGAAAGGAACCACACCGGGCCTCAAGGCCCAGGTATTCGGAAAGGTCAAGAGTGACGACTTCCGTAAGAACATCACCACGGACGGCATCAAGAGGGGCCTGCTCAACTTTGATGTCAAGGCCGCCAACATTGACACCGACGACATCAACTCCGGCACGATCGAAACACAGACCGACATCGGAGTTAGCTCCGCACCCTGGAGGCCAACCCCGCTGTGGGATGCCGTCGCCAAGGGAACCATAGGCCAGGGACGCGACAGCATCTCATGGTGGGAAGAAACGACCCGGACCGACTCGGCAGAGATGGTCACGGAACAGGCTGCCCCCGCTGCAGGATCCGCTAAGACCTGGACCAAGCAGAGCATGGACATCAAGATGATCAAGGACTATACCAAGGTCTCCCGCTCCGCGCTGGAAGATTTTGAGTACATCACCTCCGAGATCCAGGACCTGATGCAGAATGGCATCCCCCGCGAGCGGGAAGCAGAGATTCTCTCCGGATCCGGGCTGGGAACCCACCTCAAGGGCATCGACGAGTACTACAAGGCATTCGCCTGCCCTGCCAACTTCACCAAGGTGGCAGAACCCAACGAAGGAGACGTGCTGGCAGCAGCCATCCTCCAGGTCATGAACGGCAACACCTCCGACACAGAGAAAAAAGGCTACCTGCCGAACCTGCTCGTCCTGAACCCCGGCGACAGCATCAACATGAGATTGCTGAAAAACGCCAACTACAGCTACGTCCACCACCCACTCCTCTCACCCAACGGTGACCTTTTTAAAGGAGTCAGGATCGTAGAGAGCCTGGACCTGGCAGCCGGCCAGTTCATCGTCGGCGATTTCTCCAGGGCCAAGGCATACGTGAAAAGAGCCATGAGCGTCACCTTCCACTACGAGAACGAGGACGACGTTCTCACAGACCTTGTCCTGGTACTCGCCAGCATGAGGATCGCCGGACTGAAGGTGACTACTCCCGACGCTTACGCTTTCGTAGGCGGGACGTTTGCAGCAGGGAAAGCACTCATAGCATCAATTGAAGGATCATAGAAAGGAGGCCAGACATGAAGAAGATAATAGCCATTTTAATAGGTTTTGTCTTTGCCGTTTCGGCCTTCGGGCAGGTAACCGCAAGGACCGCTGACAGCAGGACGCTCAAGGGCGCTCAGTTTTTCTATGAGAAAGCAGCCATCGCAGCCGACACCGTCGGAACAGGTCAGGATAGCGTAATATACGAGATCCTGGTTAACAAGAACACCCCGGTCGCCATAGCCGTCCACGTGGCAGCAACACGAACCGGGACGACCGACGACTATGAGGTGAGGCTCCAGGGAAAGGTTTTTGAGAATGACGCCTACACCTCCCTCGTAGACTCCACCGCCCAGACATTCGCAACAGGGAAGCTCTCGCTTTATATGCCGGACGTGCGCATCGACACCGTCCAGGCTGCATCCAGACCGCCATTTTACCGCTATTTCAGGGTAGTCCTTGCCAGCGACGGTTCCGTCGCGGCAGCAGACAAGCTGACGGTATCAAAGGTGCAATGGAAAGCCTGGCAACGATAGGCCAATGTTCAACCAGAGGGGAGAGAGCACCCTCCCCTCTTTTAAAAAACACAGTATGACAAAGAAAGTAAAAGTAACGCTCAAGACAGGAAAGCAGATCGAGGTCCTCCCGATGGAGGTGGAAGGGCTCCGAAAGGCCGGGCTGCTGAAAGAGGCGCCGCCACAGAAGAAAGAGGAGAAGCTGCAATCCGGGACCAAAGAGGAGAAACTACAGGCCGAGACGAAGGTCAAGCCGGCACAGAAGCCACAGCCCAGGCCGGCGAACATCACCCAGGCCAACATCAAAGTAGCAAAACCGCAGAAATAACCAGCAGAAATGGACTTAAGGATATCAACGGACATAGCGGCTGAGATCCTGGCAACCGACGAGGTCTGCCAGTTCATCAAACTTGAGGACCAGGACGACGGACCGGAGCTGCTGCTCGTCGAGCAGATGATAAGCAGCGTCCGCACCCATTTTGAGAGGCGCACAGGGCTCTCCTTCGCACCCAGGACCTATGAGGCTTTCTTTCGCAGAAGCGAGTCGCCCTTTATCCTCCCCGTCGCCCCGGTGATCTCCGTGGACAAGGTGGAGACCATAGACTACCTCGGGACCAAAACCGAGCAGACGCTGAACGAGGGCTACTACAAGAAAGGGCTCTACGAGGTCGAGATAACCCCCATAGAGGGCTACGACATCCTGGTGACATTCCAGGCCGGCTACGGCAACACCAACACCCAGGACCTCCCGGAAGATTTGAAGCACGCCATGCTGATGCAGATCCTCCGCTGGTATGACAACCGGGATGACTTCTATGAACTGAAATTCATGGGATCCGTGGAGAAGATCCTCCACACCCACAAGACGAGGCTGATATGAGAACAACCAGGTACAACAGCAAGGTAACCATTCAGATATCCACCCAGACGGAAAACGAGATCGGAGGCTGGAGAGACAGCTACACCGACCTTTTTACCAGCTGGGCCTCCGTGGTCCCCACCCGCGGAGTCAAGCGAATGGAATATGCCAAGCTCGAGTACGTGGAGAGTTACGAGGTCGAGATCCGCGAGCGGACAACCCAGGAGGTCACGGCAGACTGCCGCATCCTCTACAGGGGAAACGCCTACCAGATCCTGTCGATCATCAGCGAAGGTGAAAGGATAAAAATAGACATAGGGAGGGACGGCAGATGATGACCATGCGCATAGACGACTATCAGTTTAAGATCGACATGAAAGCCTTCAGGCGCCGCAGCGGCATCGACTTTAAAAGGGCCATCCTGGAAGCAACGCTCACCCTGGAGAAGATGGCCAAGCTGAAGGTCCGCAATTTTACCAGCTCCTCCCGCGTCCGACGAGGCTACCTCGTCAGCCACATAACCAAACGGATAACCTCGGCAGGGCTGACAGGAGAGGTCACCTCCGGAGCCAACTACAGCCAGGCATTTGAGGAAGGGACCCGGCCGCACATCATCCGGGTAAAGAACAAGAAAATACTGGCAGGACCGCGCCGCGGAGCGCCGCCGGGATGGAACGTGAACAAGAAAAGCACCTCCTGGCAGATGGGCTACGTGACCTACGGACGCGAGGTGAGGCATCCCGGCACGCACCCCCACCCTTTCATGTTCCCGGCATGGAAATACGCCTGCCAGCGTCTTGAGAAAATATTAAAAAGAGCGCTGACATGAAGCACAGAGACCCAACCGAGCAACTGATAAAAGCATACGTCCAGCTCCTTAAGGGCAGGATCATCAGCGAAGGCGAAACCGTCCCCCTGGGGACCAGGATACCGCGAAGGAGCAACAAGTACGTTCTGGTTTACCTGGAGAGCCTCATCCCCTACAACACCGGAGACAAGGTGCTCTACCAGGCCACCGTGACCTTCCAGATAGTCTCCATGCAGGCCACAACGGAAGGAGACGAGACCATACCCAACGGCATCATGGAGCAGCTCCTGGAGCTGACCGGAGACCCGGAGGCGATCATCATGGACGATTTCAACTGCCTCACCGCGCAATTTGAGGACATGGAACACGACACAGAGCTCACAGATACGAGCTACAACATAATCAAGAAAGTAAGAATGTCTCATTTTTTAGAACAGAAACAATGAAAAAAGCAAGATTTGTCATCCCTATTTTAATCGCCGCAGCCGTCATGGCGATGGCATTAACCGACGTCCGCAACGCCCGGCTGAACAGCAGCCTGAGCGTCACAGAGAACCTCGTCACCCCAACGACCTCCGCCTTTATAGAGCTCAACGGGCTGAACGAGGTAGTCAACTACACCCCAGGCTCCGCGCGCTTTGACGCCGACAACGTCTACGCGAAGGCGCTCACCGGAGATGGAACCATAGACCTGACCGACCTGACCAACACCCTCGGAGAGGCGCTGAACCTGACAGGAGACGTGGTCGTCGCGGCTAAATTCCTGCTGCCGGACAGCAGCGGAGCAACCTGCACCATCAGCCAGGGAGCCAGCAACCCATATCCGCTATTCGGAAGCACCTTTAGCTTTCAGCTCAAGGCGAACCAGAGCCTGCTATACAAAGCAGACACGGTTTTAATACCCGTCAGCGCATCGGCCAAAACAATAGACTACGACGCGAGCGGAACAACCGTACCGCTCTACGTGATAATTTTAACAGCAGACAGATCGGAAG